TCTGATGTGCGACCAATTGAAAATCCCTGTTGCATTTCAAGACGAGAAATCGGAATGCTCAATGACTTGTATAGTTTGCGTTCAAAATACTTGACATCTTCCATCTCACCGAGATTTTGTCCACCAGGAAGAGTCTGAATCTCAGTACCCTTACCACCTTCACGACGAGGTAGCCAAAAGTCTTCAAGCATAGATAGATGTTTACGATCATCACGAATTTCACCTGTGTTTGAATCATACACAAGTTTATTACGATACTTTACCATCAAGTCACGAAGATATTGTTCAGCCTTAACCTTAGGGAGATTACCTACGTCAATGTAGAATACACGACGTTCTGGTGCTCGGGATAAACGATAAATGACTGTAGCATCTTCAACCATACGAAGTTGATTTAATGGCTTGATTGCTTTGTGCAAATAAGAAAGAACCATTGCACGACGAGAATCCATCAAACCAGAATTTACATTAATTACTGAATCTGGAGCAATTCTCATGCCCAAGTTTGAGTGTGCACCAATAATACCGCGCTCGTTATATAGATAATACTCTCTTACTGTTCTAATGATATCAGCTGCTGTAGCTGGATCTTTTGTTTTTTGTATTTCGCGAACTTTACGAATACGTCTTGGATCAATATATCTAAGTTCTTTAATTCCATCTCTTGGTCTAGATTCATCAATAATAACATGATAAAACATTCTTCCATCAATATACCAACGACGGAATAGTTCAGAACCCATGTTACCAAAATTTAACATTTTTAGAACTATGTAAAATTCTTCACGAATTTTTTTCTTAATTAAATCTGGTTGTTTAAGATCGTCTAGATTAATTGTTAATGGTTGTGTATGACCCTGCATAACAATCGCTTCATTAACAATATCATCAATTGCAGTTTCCAATTCTGGCTGCATTGCCATTTCACGGTAACGGGTTATGAGTTCTATTTCGTTACGAACAACACCTTCCAAATCGACATAGGTGCCAAAATACGCTCCTGTTTGAAGCGTAACGGCACCGTCATCATTTTGAGGAAGGGCAAAGGACTTTTCTGTTATATTTTTTGCGTCCTGTTGCCCTTCCTGCTTCTTGGTTTTTTCGTTCGTTATTTGAAACCCAAATAACTTCCAATTAGCCATTTATTTTTCCCTTCAAAGATATCATTATATAAATTATTTTTTAAAATGGTAAAAAATTATAAACTTCTTGATGCTGGTCTTGCTATTGCGTCTGTTGTGTTTGACAACCAATATTGATACTGGAATGTTACAGTAAATTCTTCAATGGTATCATTTGAACCCCAATCAACATCAATCGGTGACACATCAATGGGAAACATTCCCACAAATTGATAATTTTTAATTGGAAATCCAGTTTTTCCAAATTGAACAACATTTGCATCACTTGTATAAGATGTTGGTGAAGCAAAAGCCACATTTCTTCTATTGCCAACATGACTATTCATACCGCCAAGCCATCTTTCAAATCCATTTTTTATTATAAAATCTTCGTCATTTATAATTGTTACTGTCCAATCTGCAAATACACGATTTCCTACAAATTTTACTTCACGTCCAAAATAAGGAATAACAACCGAACCCATTGATGCTCCCGGAAGTTGTGCTGTTTTACACATAAATGTAAATTCTTGTGTAACAGCACCAGAACCCGTAACTACTGTTGCAGGAAAAGCCATTGTGACTTCAAATAGATTTGGTCTAGCACCATCACGCTGAAGTCTAGAACGAAATGCATTTATATTAAAAGTCATTTATAATACTCCTGTTTATTTTTATTTATCAGTAATTTCCAACAACTTCTTCAAAAGATACGCCTGTTCGAACTGCAACAAAGTTTAATTGAATAAAGTTTATTGCGCGTGCTGGCTTAACATAGATATCACCAATAAATTCATTTCTATCAATTACTTCACCTGTGTTGTTAGAATCGTCACAAATAACTCTAAAGTCAAAGATACCACGACGACTCTGCACATCACGCAAAAATGGCTCTACAAGAGATACAAATTGTGCTCGTGTAAACTCATCATTGAATTCAAATAGAGAGTACTTTGCTGCTGTTGCAATTGCTTTTTCAAGCACAATGAATAGACGACGAACATTGATGCGATCAAATGCACTTGGCTTTGTTAACATTGTTTTATCGCCGAATAATACAGTACCTTCTCCAGGAAAAGATACAACTGGATTTACACCAATCTTATATAATTCATCTCTTTGAGTTTTATTTGGATTCCATGATAGTTTAATAACATTTTTTATTTGACCACGATTAAATCCTGCAGGAGAAAACCAAGGATCTCGTGTTGTGTCGGTTCTAACACACAAACCAGCAATATCACCATTTAATGGCACGTAACGATATGTGTTATTATATTTGTCAAACATGTATTTCCATGCAGAATCAAATACGGCATATGAAGTTGAACGATTAATATTAGTATTCTTTTGTGTAGTAATTGCAGAAACTTCACCGCCAGGATTGTTTACAACGTTTGCTGATGCTGGTGAAATAAATGCAACACTATCTTTTCTAAATTCAGCAATATTATCAATAACATATGCAGATACAGTTGCACTTACATCTCCGGTTACTAGAAGTGAAACATCAACTTCATCAGCACTTTTAAATTTATCCCAAGAAACTTGTTTATTTGCGTCTGTGCATTGTGCATAAACACCACCAGAAAGTGTTGTTCCATTTGCGACTGCTGCACTCATTCCACCAACGCCATTATACGTTACATTGTTTGATGCCGCTGTTCCCCAATTTGATGTATTAGCCGGATGTGCAAGCCAACGAATCCAATTAGAACGTGTTGCAATAACGTCAGGATAAAAATTTGGTGAACCATCAAAATTCTTAGCATCAGAAGCAACTGACATGTTTGGATGTACTTCAAGAACCGCACCAGCAGCATTTGCGCCAGCTGGTGTTCCACCTTGAGCAATACTTCCTGTAGCATCAATTACCACAACATGAATTTCATCATTTGCTGCACCGCGAGAACTTGCGTATTGAGATGTACCTGGTGCCCCATCAAAAAATGATGCATAAGCCCATGAGTTAAATATAGCAGAATTTCCTGCTGAACAGTATGCAACTTTGATTGAATTTCCTAAAGTTCCAGCATGTTTTGCCGCAATGCCTAAGAAATTTGTATTACCAAAACCACTATTTGCAGTTGGAGATGTTCTATAAGTATAATCCCAACTATCATTATTTTCAATTAATATACCAGTACCATTGGCTGTTGCATTTTTTGAGCTGGCATTAATTGCACGAACAATTTTTAAATTATTTCCGTAAGCTAAGAAACTTGCAGCTACTAAAAATGGAACATAAAAATATGAATTATTATCTGGCTTACCAAATATGGCCGCAAGAGTATTTTCACTATCTACGGTAATTACTGTGTTGGCAGGTCCCCATGGAAAATCACCAACAAACGCACCATTTGTGGTAGAAACAACAGGAATAACTGTTGTTAAATCAATTTCTGTAGTAATTACGCCTGGGCTTAGTTGAAATGGCATTGTTCACTCCTTCCAGAGATAGAAAATTTTGATGCTTATATGATATTATTTATAGAAAAGTAGTTTTTCAAAAACGACCCCTCCAATCATATTCAAAACTATCCAATGGTGCTTTTAACCTTCTTTCATCAAGCCACTTTCTCTCCATATCAGCAATTTCCATATCACGATCATTTATGCCATCATCAATTAGACCAAATGGCACCAAATCTTCCTGTGCAATATTCAATTGTTCTTTTTGTAGAACCGAGCGAATATCGCCGTTCAAAGATTCCCTAAAGTTTCTTTGTGCAATAAACCATGCAAAAAGAACTAAAGTCATAGCTAAATCGTCATGACTACCCTCTTCTGCAGCAAAAGATTCGCGAAATGCTACAAATGTCATCAATTCCATGATAGTATCAGCATCGTTTACTATCAACTTATCGCTTTCGACAAGAGTTTTTAAATTTGAACAACCAATTCTTTTTGTTGTCACAGATGTCTTGACACCAAATTGTATCTTCTTTGTATGTCCATGTGACATTTGTTGACCTTGCCTAGGCTTTATCTGTATCTTGACAAGGTTTTCATACTCAAGTTCGTGATGTAAAATATCAGCTATTTGTTGTCCAATATCATTGATTTCAACAAGAACATATGCATTGTTATATGCAGTTGCAGCATTGAATACAAGTGTTGGATATAGCAAAGGAGATATTTCTTTATCTCTATATTTTGCTACTTGCTTGTATGGTATGCTTGTAACATCCATGATTGAAAATGCTGAATAATCTAGTCCTTGTCCACGAGAAACGTCAACTGTCACGACATATGTGTGACCGTTTTGTGGTTCTTCAAGAATATCAAGCTTGTTGTCTTGACGAATTGGATTATTCAATACAAGTGTCTTAAGTTTGGAACTTGATATCAATGTATGCGATGATCCAACAAATTCCGTTTCAAACTCAACTCTAAATTGATCAAGTGATGTATTGCGTATCGTTTCTTCTTTCCATCTTTCGTCACGACCCGGAACTTGTGACCAATGAACTTCAATCGGCACATAATTGCTTCTCTTGTTTGTTGCATCAGACCACATGCGATAGAAATGGTTCAAACCGTTTGGTGTAGAAACGACAAGAACCTGAGATGTCTTACCAGAAGAAATAGTAGGATACACGGAGTTAAAGAATTGATCCGCTTGATTATTTGGTACGAATGCATATTCGTCCAGGAATAGAATGTTGTAAGAACCACCACGAACTGCGCTTGATGATGTTGCTGCAGCTAGAACTTTTGATCCATTTTCAAGTTCAATGTTACCTTTGTTCCATGTCACGATACCTTGCTGCAACCAAATGGGAAGATTTTCATATGCAAGCTGCAGACGACTCAATAGCTCTCTCGCTGTAGATCCTTTGTTTGCAAGAATCGCGACACTTGTATTATCACGGAATAGAATTTGATGCAATAGATATGAAATAATTGTTGTTGATTTACCAACCTGACGAGGCATTTTGCACACGACGAAACGATTCTTGTGAAATGTTTCCAGCATGTGTTTTTGAAAGTCCCACATCTTGAAAGGAATAAGTCCTTCATCAACGTTGACAATACGCATATAATTCAATGAAAAATAAACAGGATCTTCAGAACACTTGACATATTCTTTGATTTGTTCTTGTGTCCATTCAATCTTGACGCCTGCGCGTTTCAGATTGGGATTTGACATATATGAAATGACTTCAACCATCTTGTTCTTTACTCTGTCTTATCAGCTTTTGCAATTCAGCAGTTGATCCAACAAATACTGCATTTTGTACATTTACTCCGCCAGCAGATTTTGAAGATTCTTCGTTCAAGTCTTTCATCTTCTTTTGAAGATCAATGAGTTCTTTTGTTACATCGGAAATATTTTTTATCATTCCAGCAACAACTTCATATGCCCTTGGACTTTCACTTTGTTTTGCAACAAAGATCAATTCATCAAGGGCTTCTTCCCCCTTACGCATCAAGCTACGAATTGTTTGGCGTGTAAGATCATAGTCAGTTTGAGTGTCCGTTGCTGTTTCTGCAATCGGCACAATCGTAGAAATTTCTTGACTTGTCTTTACTACTGGCTCAATGTTCAATATCTCACTTAGATTATCATCAATTTTGCTCATCATAATCCTAACGTATTTGGAAATTCTATAATTGTTTCTGTAAAGCCAAAATCACTATTGACATTTGCTGACGTTGGATC